TTTTAGTAGTTATACTAGTATTCTTGGGAGGATTTGGAATTATATTCTTTAGATTAATATTTAAAATACTTAAATCGTCATCGTAAGATATCTTATTTGGTAGATAAGAAATGTCTTCGATCTCTTGGGGGTTATCCAATATTTTAGATACTTTATTTATTAAGCTCATTTTCTCTCTCAGTAAATACTTTTTCTAGTCTGTGTACCAATCTTGTGCCAGTTTTAGCTCTAAAACATGGAAGGAAACCATGTATACATAAGTATACACCAGCTCTAATACATATTAGACCATGACCCACCGCAAACTTCCAATGTTGCCAGTAGGTCATGTCGTTTTTATGTAAATGTTCACTCCATTTTTCTTTAAGTTTCATTTTACCAAGCCTTGCAAGACCAATAGCGAGCTTTCCATCGTGGTCCGGGGTTGTCGCAGTTGTGTCTAGCTCTAAAATTCTTACGCCTACCGGGATCATTTTTCTTGATCTTCATATTAGGATCACCAAAATTTACTTTAACTACATTACCTTTATCATTTTTCACATAAACGCTTCTCTTCTTTGGCCCATCGGGAGTTCTAAATGGTTTGCCAAGTTGTACTTTTTTACCTTGGTATTCAGCGCCTTTACCTTTACGTAGTAATTCAAAATCTTCTTTAGTAACCTTGCCATCTTTATTCTTATCAAGAGCTTTTTTTTGTTTCTCGGAAGGTTCTGACTGAGCTTTTTTCCAAGCTTCTGGATCTGGCCTGTCTGGATCGCCCTTTTTAGCTGGTTTATAATTCTTACCTTCACGTTCTTTTTTCTTGCGAATGTTTTCCCACAGTGATGCAGCGTCATGTTCTTCTACTTCTTCACCAAAGTCTTCATACTCTGCTTCTGCTGGGATATAAAAGTTTTCTTCAGTCAATTCCTCTGTAAAGCCATAAGTTTCCTTGTTGTATTCGTAATCTATTTGTTCTAAATCGGGCATTTAATGTACTCCTGTTTCTATGCTAGCATTTTTGAGAAGTTGATCAAAAACACCAGACGGTAACTTAGGTTTAAAATAATCTGTGATCTGTTTTATCATATCATGGTTTATGTCTTTAGTCAGTTCAAGCCAGCCTATTAAATAATTCCACACTCTGTCTTCCAGAACTAGTCTATACTTTACGCCGCTTGGTCTGCCAAATCTATGATTCCAACCTAGCTGTGGTAAGCAAATGTTTTTCCCTCCATTTTGCCTAAATTTTTCAGCTATGTACCCTTCTTCTGCTCCAAATCCTGTAAACTTTTTTGATATTCCGGGCCAGTTTTCACGCTCAAAAGAGCATAAACCCATACCGTTCATTTCTATCTCAAACGGCTCTCCCTTGTCATACATTTCTCTGTTTGTACCCCAAACCCCATACATGTCTCCACTCCATTTCTTATTAAAATGAGTAGATATATTGTGCAAGTCGTCATAAAGTAATGGTCCTTGGACTAAATTCTTACAGTCTTGATTGTTTTTATAGTAATCTAATAGGGCTTTTATTCCATTTTTCTGTATTAAAACGTGACAGTCTATAATTAATACATATTTACCGGATGCGTGTTCTACTATTTCATACTTGTTAAATGAGCTAATATTTCCAGAGGTTTTTGGTATATATTTACCAAGACCGTTAGTAGCGTTTGTAACGAAGCTTTTTACCTGTTTTCCGTGTTCTTTCTCGGGGTTTGTATCTAATACTATATATTCTACACTTTGAGTATTGCAAAGGTCATGATACATTCTAAGGGCTTGTATGGTGAAAAACACACCATCAAAGTCGTCATACGTAGCCATTCCAATCGTTAGTATTTTTTCCATTAAATAGTCCTTTATCCCGGCGCTTCATAAAAACCTATGTCAAATCCCTCTCTTGTGCAGTCTTTGACGGTCTTTTCCATGCCGTGTTTATCTAAGTAGTTCTGTATATAAATACACATATTTTGCTCTGTTCCGGGCCAATTGTTTTTACAATAATGACACAAACTCTTGCATTTCCAGTGTTTTCTGGTGGGATCTAAAGGTTGGGGGTTATTATTTTGTCTTATTTCTTCTACCCTATTTTTAAGCATTTCTAGGAACCTGCTCTCGTCATCCTTGGAAAAACAAAGACTGAAGGGACATGGATCTGCGTTACCATCCTTATCTTTATAGAAGAATATACTCATAATCCTATTGGGAAACTCGGGATATAGCTTGGATATTGCGTAATAATAAAGCAATAGTTGTGCATCGTTTTCAAGCTTTTGGTAATCCTTGACTTCTCCAGTTGCCCAATCCATTCTGCGTCCAGTTTTCCAATCTACCACCTCTATTGTATCATCATTTATCTTTGTAACAAGATCAATAGTACCCTTGATTGCTAGCTGTCCTTGTACTGTCTTTCCATCTGGAGTTGTATAGTTAAATTTAGCCCAATCTTCTTCAATAGGTATATCAAAGTGGGGTTCTGGGAAATGAATATCTCTTTTTCTGGGGTCAAACTGACCATCAGAATGAGTCAAAAATGTCCACACAGTATCAGCAACATCTTTTCTATCCGCTTTGTAGAAATCGTTATGAGACTTTTCTGCGTATGCGTCTATACTTAAGTCTATTAACTCATTAACTAACCCTTCTGTATTTAACGCATCTTTTCCACATTTGAACTTACCTATAGCGTCGTCGTTTACTCTAAGATACTTGGCGTGAGGATGATCTTGCTGGTACTTCTTTAAACCAGCTAATACCTCCATAACTTTATGAGCCATAGTTCCCATATCTGCCTTTTTGCCACTTAGCGAATAGTGACCAAGAACGTATGTTATAAAATACTGCATCTCACAGTATGCATAATTATTATAACTGGATGATCTGACGTATGTTACTAACATGTTAACTCCATGACCAAGATAGTTGTTGTAATTCAGTAGTAAGTCCTTCTAAATTGGACTTGTCGTTATGTAAAATATAATCAAACTTACTCCAATTATATTGATTTTCATCCAGTGCGGTTTCACACGGATGGTCTGAACAATGAGGATCTCTGGTCAATCTCATAACCACTCCACCCACTTGTTGTATTGCTTTGACTTCGTTTGGAAATCTTACATCTGGTATCAATGCTATTGTGGAATCATCTTGTCTTATCTTTTTTATTGTATAATCAACCCAGACAGTATCTTTTATTTTTCTCATAATATCTGTACCAAAATACTGCAAGAACTCTCTAGATGTCATGCCGTATGGTGTGTCAGTATTTTTGTCTTCATCCGTTCCGTAAACTTGGTTTGGTTGTAGATCAAATAAATCGACACACATTTGTTTTAGATAGTCTGCGAAGTGATACACTTTAACATAGGGCCACAATTCAGATTCTGCATATCTCACAAACTCATTATCTTTTCTCGTAACATCTAAAATGCCCCATCCACTTGCTCCATTTTGGTCTGTGGTTTTAACGTTTAATCTACCTGATTCATCAATTTTAAACTCTTGAATCATGTCTTTGGATTTTAATATGGAACCATTGATAAAATTAGCTACGGTATTTTTTCCCGACTGCTTTCTTCCAGAAATACCTATAATCTTTGTCATTAATAAAGCCCCTTTAATGTAGATAGTATATCTGTTTTTATTTGTTTTGCAGACATGTCGCCTATATCTTTCTCTTTAAACTTAGGAAAAATCATACTGTACATTCTACCTAGCTGTCTTTGTATTTTTAGTTTTGCTTCTCTGCCAGCCTGATCGTTATCGAATAATACCACAATACGTGTGACTCCAAGGTTCCTTAGTTTTTGTTCTTGTTTTTCTGAAAGTGTTTTTCCAAATACGCCTACAGCATTCTCTACCCCAGATTCATACAGCCTCCAAACGTCTCCCTGTCCCTCTGTTATAAAAACAGCAGAGGTTTGCTTTGCCTTTTCTTTTGCTCTATGATAGTTATACAAGTGTGAGTTTTTGTCAAACCCTGATGGATAAATTAAAAACTTTGGAAGCCTATAATCTTTAATTGATCTAGCTGTAGCCCCAATTATCTTGCTTCCACTTGCGTTGTGTATTGGTATGATTGCTCTTTCACAAAGAACTCCTTTATTATAGCAATCTCCTATGTCAAAGTGCAATAAAGTTTTCTTTAAAAATCCTCTAGAAACAAAGTAAGAAGAAGGAGGATCGTACTTCTCTAGCTCTACTTCTTGTTCTTGAATACTAATCGTTTTTTTTCTCAGACATTTAACCATGAGAGAAAACTCACAGTCCTGTTCTTCTACTTGTTTTGTTTCTTCACCCCCGCAATTAGAACAATTAAAGTTACTAGTGATCCAAGAAAGAACTTCTGAGAAAGTAACTTCTCTACCAGTTTGGTTAGACAAAGCTCCTTTTATTATTCCAAAAATATCATTATGAAAATGGTTTTGACATTCCTTTGTCCAGCATTTCCACATCTTTCTACTTATAGAATAAGAGAATGCTCTTGGGTTATCACTACCTTCGTGAGCTGGACACGTAGAGTATACGTTGTCTCCAAATATTTCATATTCAATGTTTAGTTTTTTGAATACACTTTCGTATTCGTCACTCAGCTTATTCTTCAGTTTCTTCAAGTCCATTGTTTTTCATGTCTTCTAGGTCTTGTGTATTTATTAATCCAGTATCTCCAGTTGGATTGTTTTGCATTTCATTTCTAGATGCTAGTTCAATTAACTTTGCATGAGATCCTTCCATCTGCATGTTTATATAGTCCCCATCATTCATCCCAGCACCATGCCTAGATACAATTGGAACTAGTTTTCTATTACCAGCATTAGGTCCGTCTTCTGCAATCTCTTCTGTAGATTTAGACTTAAATATTGAAAAGGATGTACACAACCATATCAATCTATCAGAGCCACTCACAGCGTCTGTGCTTTCTTTGGTAATCCCGTCACGATTAAGTTGAACAAACGATAAGCATGGTATGTCTAGTTTAACACATAAGTTGTGCAGCGATGTTATCTGAAACCCTAGAGCTTGGTACTCTTGAATATTATTTGTTATTGATGACGAAGACATTAGTTTGAGATAGTCGTATATAATTACACACTCGTTAGTCCTTCCTTCATCATCAGTTTTAACTTCTTGAGCTACCCATCTTTTAATTAGGTTTAGTATTTGATCAAACGGTTTACCAGCTACGCTGGCGTAAAAATAAGGTACAGAAGACAGGATTTCTACAGCATTGCTTACTTGTAAGTCTTTAGTTTTGTCATCTGTAAATTTACCAGTGGCTATTTCGTTAATGGGTATACCAGAAATATTTGCAATCAGTCTATTCAGATGGTCTTCCTTAGACATTTCTGTATCAAGCACAAGCACTGGTACGCCTCCAGAAGCTATGTTTAGAGCAACGTTATCAGCAAATACCGATTTACCAACTTTTGGTCTTGCAGATACAAGGTCAACGCATTTTCGTCTAAGACCACCACCAATGGCTTCATCGTATCTCTTGAATCCCGTGGGTACACCAATAATATCACACTTGTTTTCCCTGAGAAATTCAACATACTCTTGTACTCCTAATCCTATTTGATCTGGATGTCCTTCTCCACTATCTTCTCTCAGAAAATCTGTAACTGGATTCTCTAATATTCCAATAATTTCGTCTATGTTCTCAGTTCCATTAATTTTTCCAACTTCAGTGTGAATTTTTTTAGTAAGTTTTTGTATCTTACGAGCAAAATCAAACTTCTTTATCTGTGCAGCAAACTTTAAAACATTAGCTTCATCAACTGGAAAATCATACAGCGAAGAAATGTATTTAAGTTCTTGTTTAGTATTGATACTTTCTACAAGATCTAGCTGTTCTGCTGCTGATATAATAGAAGCAATGTCTGGGGCTTGGTCATTTTCTAATACATGACTGATACATCTGTATATAATTTTATTGTTAGGGTTAACGAAAGAATCTTCATCTATTATATCGCAAACCGCAACATGAGCGCTCATTCCGTATTGACATAGAGACGCAAGCACTGCTCTTTCTGAGCCAATATCTGAAAGTTTTTCTGGCATTATTTACCTACGCATCTGCTACAACGATAATATTCTCCATACACTAAAGATGCTTGTATCTTTTCTTTTCTCCCACACGCATTACAAGTAACCGTTTTTTTACTAGGTGATTTTCTATTTCTAGGAGTTCTTGCAGTGCTTGGTGTGACTATATCTTTATGCTCTCCTGTGTCTGACCAAGTATTAGTCCCAGCTTTTACTGGTGTTCTTTTGTGGTTTGGGACGTTGTTCATAGTTTTAACTACAAAGTCTTCTCCCACATTAGGTTCTTCTGTATTACTTTCTACTTCAGAGTCACCTTGAGATAATGCTTTGAGCAACGATTGCTTTTGTTCTTCTGATAACGTTTTAATAAATTCATCCATACTCATAATCTTTTCCCCTTTTCCATTAGAATGTCTGCTTTACGTTTGAGTTCATATACTTTGCCGTCAAGCGCTTGTACTCTTGATTCTGCGATCTCACGATAGTGATCTACTGTTGCTGCATACTCATCGTTCACAATAATCAGTGGTCTTCGCTGTTCAAACTTGGTGTATGTACTAAATTGATCGTGGTTTTTTGCTACCATTTTATCTAGCTTGTCGTTGCACCATTTCATTGCAATCTTCTGCATGTTTAATTCATCCTGTAAAAAAGTAGCGTAACTATATAATGTATAAGCCCAAGTAAAACACTCTTCTTGAGTAAGCGACTTAATTGTTTGCATATCAGCGTCAGCCGCTATTGTCCATTCATCATTAAACTTCTTGCTAAATCTAGCGTGACTAGCGTTTAGGAAGTCATCAACCATAGCTTTCAAGTCAGCCAACTGCTCACTCGCCGTTTTCAATTTGATCTCTCCATTGCTCGTCTGTGTCAGAGTACTTCAATACTATTATATCAATTTTATTCAATTCACACCACGCTATTTTGTCTTCGTCTTTTGCCTGTGCAATAGCAAAGTCTGCTTTGTTCTTATGAAAAAACGGGGTGTACTCATAGTGTTGTTGACCATGCACCTCTATAGCCAAGCTAATTTGGGGGATCAAAAAATCTAGGAAAAGGACACCCTTTCGGTGGCTTTGGGTACTTCCCGGTAGTTTCACTTCCTCTAAGATTCTGTAAGAGTGGAAAATTTGTTTCAAAACGTTCCTTGCCCGCACATGGTACTTCGATCTCTTTCTTTTGTCGTTTGCGTCTACGTTGTAACTTGTTAAGTTCCAAGCGTACTCTCTGCCATTTAAACCAGTAACCTTCATTTATAATTCCTATCGTGAGTTTTGCTAGTAATATTCCCAAACATATATTTAAAATTGTATATAAATCCATTAGAATAATTCCTTAATCTTGTCGTATACAAAAGATGCAATCTCTGTATTGTCATTTAGAAATTCTGCTAGATTATTACCACCCTGAAATTTAAAAAATCTTTCAATGTCTTCTTCTTTTTCTGAAATTTTATTGTCGTTCAATATTTTCTGTATTACCGGATCTTCCAAGTTATCAATTGCACACTGTATTGTATACCAAGCTCCAGCAGATTTAATCAATCTAAACTCACATGCAATTTGCACAACTTCTTGAACTTCATCTAATCCTATACCGTATCGTATCCAACTCTCTGCTGTACTATTGGGCGTACCTCCAGCACAAGACGTTTTAATACTCCAGTTTGCAATCTGACCAACGTGAGGTCCAGTATCTTTTGGAACTTGCCAGCGACCACGATGTGTGATAACCATATTTGTACCAGCTTGATACTGTAACATATTACCACAGTCTGCCATCTTAGATGGAGCATATGGAGATCCACCAGTATTTGCAATATTATGAGTGATACAGACTAATATTGTTTTGTTTTTCATAAGCGTACCACTAATACGCTTGAAGAACATAGATAGTAGTCTAGGTAGTGCGTTTCTTACTCCTGTTCTCACTTCACCATCTAGCTCTACCTGTGGAACCATATTGGATAATGAATCTGTAATAATTAGACAACCCGGATCGTTGTTAATATAGAACTCTACAATATTAAGAAAATCTTCTGCTGACAAAATCTTATCATCTGTAGACTGTACGATTAGAATACCTTCAGGGTCTAGACCTTTGATGCCATCAAAGTTTTGTTTCGACAGTCTACCTTCTGTGTTCAAATAGATTACACGCTTGCCCTTGGCTTGACACTTAGCAGCAAAGTGCAAAGCCGTAGTCGTTTTACCAGACTTAGGATCGCCTGTCATGACTACTACAGAACCTTCTCTAAGTCCACCTCCAAGAGCAATATCTAACGCTGGAGATACACCTATAACCTCTAAGCTATTGATGTTATCTAAGACTTCAGTGCCTGTGCTAACAACGTCGCCATACTTGCTGACAACGGAGTTGCTTACAACGTCTGTGTCAAATTTGTTAGATACTTTCCTTTTCTTAACTTTACTCATATATCCCTCAATTTGTTTATAGAAGTCTTCTTACTTGAATATTGTTTTGTCCTAGCCTTCAATTGTTTTTGTTCAACTTGTTCAACTTGTGTCTCTTCTTGCTCTGCTGTTGCCTCTGCTAATTTCATGATATGCTTGTGTTCTTTATCATACCTCTTTATAGCTTCAACTGCAAGCGGATTATATTTCCAACCTCTAGGCCCATAACATTTTAGACCTATATGATATATATTTTTAAAGTATTTAGATTTGATTGCTGCAAAAATTAGTGACGGTTCATACTTTTTAGCAAGAGACCTAGCTGCTTTCATATTTCTATGGTACATTTCTTGATACTTGCCCGGAATATTCCAAAACTGATTAGGCGGTTTATCCATCTTAAACTCATCAGTCCAACGGATAATCAACCACTCTGCAAGATAATCTTCAAATGTGCAGTAACCTTCGCAAGTAATTCTCTTATATCTACTTTTTGCCGTTCTCTTTTTGGTCATTGTATATCAACATTTCCTTAAAACAATTTTCAACTTTATCGGTATCCTCGTAAGAGATTACCAACTCTGGGGTCATGTATGCTTTTTTCTCTACAACTTCCCCCTTAATCACACCAAGTACCACGCAGTGGGTTGGCTTGCTATTCATATATCCCTTTATGGATTTGACAATGTATACACCGTCACACTTTTCTGGTTCTAGCCACAGCTCGTGAGATCTGTACCTTAAACCCACATCAATTATATCAAATTTGTTTGACTTGCAAAATGGTTTTAGTAATTTTAGATCATAATCTTCTGATAAATATATTGTACTTCCGTTGCTAAGTTTACAAACAATCCAAGTGTCGCGCTTGTGTGCTTGATCAGATCTATATCTTTCTCGCCAATTATTCAAGCCATATATTATCTCATTCTTCTTCATTTTTAATTTTTGCTACGCAATTCCTGTCAAACTTTACAGTTCTATTCCTTTTTTGGTCAGCCATAGAAGAGGCATTTTCAGTCATCACAACGCTGCCTTTGCCATTCCTTGCAAATTGATCGCCAACAGTTACCCTGTTTGACTTGCGTACTTTATTAACATATTTTTCTATGGACGAAACTGCTCTGTCTAAATCTTTTGCTAGATTTTCTAGTTCTGAATCTATGTTATTTTCAATGTAAAACTTTTCTGCTTTACTCAACGGTCCTCTTTTACTCATTTATAAAACTCCTTTGCGCTCTTGTTATATAAATTCTATTACCATCCTTTAAGTAATGCATGTAGTAGTCAAAAGTTCTTTTATCAGTTTTCTTGAGTACTGTATTTAGTCTTTGC